TTATGTCAACTCCTCAGGAAAGGTGAACCGCGCCACGATCCGGCGGCGCCAAGCCGCGCTCAGAGGGCTCTCAACCACCGCGTGATCAGAATAGGCATGGATGAAACTCGCCGCCAGCCCGGTCTGCGCGGCGATGCCCAAATGCTTGGCTACAGCGCCATCACGCATCCGGAAAAGTAGCACATCCCCCGGCGCCTCATGGCCCAAAGGCTTGGGCCGCAAATGCCGCTCCGCTGCCTGCCAGAGCGCCTCGATGCGCGCGGGCTCCGACCAATCCATGGAATAGGCCGGCGGGCGCTCAGGCTCCGCGCCCAACACCTCGCGCCAGACACCGCGCAACAGGCCCAGACAATCCGTGCCCGCCCCGCGCAACGAGGCTTGATGCCGGTAGGGCGTGCCGATCCAGCCGCGCGCCGCCATAACAACCTTGCTTGCAAACGCGCTCATGATCGCCGGCTCCCCCCGTTAAGGCTCCCGGCCCTGGCCGGATCAGTGATTGACCAGTCGTCCCCTGGAATATCGGGAAATCCCTGAAAGTTCAGAAAATTCTCGAATTTCAGACGGCATGTGCGGGCGCGCTTGTCACAGCCTGCCTCGATCCGCAAAACGTCTTGGGTCGTCACTGGTGCGCGCAGTGGGTGCCAAAGCTCAATCACCCTGAACTCGCCCCCGGCCCGGTCACGCTTGATGACACCCACAAGGCCCCGCGCCGCGCCGGATGTCACCACCAGCCGCCCATGCTGAAACCAACGTTCGTCAAACCCGCCAAAGGCGGCAAACCGAAACACGCGCCGGTCCTCGATGCCTGCGGCCTGCATCTCGGTGCTATAGCCCAAAGTGCTTGTATCAAATCCGCAATCGCGATCCCCAAGCACAGCCGAGCAAGGTTTCTGAAACACGCGCCCCAAGGGATGGTTTAAGGCCTCGGTCAGGCCACGCAGTTCCGCCTCAAACGCACCGCCCGCCCGGCGCAGCTCACCAATCGTGCCGCGAAATTGCAACTGGCGCTGGCTCGTGTCCTGCCAATTGACCAGCCATGCGCAGATCTCGGCCCCATCATAGCGCCCCGCCTCAATGTCATCCTCACGGATCGCCGCATCGCTCAGCGCACCCAGCGCCTCGGTATTGTCCACCGAAAGCCCCGTGCTTTGCTGAAGGGCCAGCGCACTCAACCCGGTATCGGCCTTGAACACCATCCCATCGAAGCTCAGCGCGCAATCATGGTCCGTAAACCCCAAGACAACGCCGTCGTTGCGCTCAAGCGCCCAGCACCGGCAGGTCGTTGTGACCCCTGTTTGAAGATGCGCCTCCAGCGCCGGATCAAGCGCACTCATACCCGGACCTCCACAACGGGAACGCTTGGCGCATCCCCCGCCTGAAAGCTGGCGACGCTCGTTTGAATCCGGTCCGTGTCGAACCGCACAGGCACGTCAAATTCATACCCCGCAGTGATGCGCACGCCCTCGTTGGGCGGATGCTTGAACGTTACAAGCCCCGTCTCGGTATCCACATCATAGTGGATGCCATCCTGCTGCTCATCCTCGCCAAGTCCGATCCGCACCGATCCGCCCACCGGCTTCGTTATGGGGCGTGCGTACGTATATTCGCCCGACCGATATGTCTTGATCAGTTGAAACTGCGCAGTCAGGTCATCGCCAACGGCAATCACCTGATCGTCGTAAACCGGCGCGCGCAGCGCCCCGCCTGATTTGTAATCAGCCCAGTCCTTCCAGCGAAAGCCAAATATCTGCCCCTGCCGCGCCTCAAAGAACGCGATCAGCGTCTCGATATCATCAAGACTGCGCATCCCCACGCCCGCATCATAGCTGCGGCGCGAATGCTTCCATGGCGTATTGCGCTCTTCAAACCCATTGGCGAGCGTGACAACATCGGTGTAGCGTTGCGGACCGCCGACCGAGCCAAAGCTCAGATTGGCCGGAAACCTTACCTCATGAAACCCCATCTCGGCTCTCCTTTTCGCTTAGCGGTTGCGCTGGCCGCGGCCAATGGCCCGGCCCAGCTGTGCGGCGATCTGGCCATTGCTGCGGCGGAATCCTTCGGCGTCGGGCGTGGAGATATTCATCACCACATTCACCGGGCTGCCCCCGCCACCGCCGCGCACGCCCAGCTTGCCATCGGGCCCGCGCGCCAGCGGCATAATCGCCTCCGGCCCCGCCTCCCCCATCAGGCCCATGCCGCCCCGCATGGGAAAACTCACAGGCCCGCTGACAACGCCGCCATTGGCAAAGGGTTGCACCCGGCCTTGCGCAAACGTCCCGCCCTTGGCGAAGGGCAGCATTCCGCCCACGAAACTGCCGATGCCCGTGGACAGAACCCCGCCCAGGTGATCCGTCACAGGCTTCACAGCCGCGTTGAACGCAGTGTTGATCATCGACGTGGACAGGCTGTTCAATGCGCCGGATAGGCTGTCACCATCCACCACAGCACCCTTGATCGCCCGGCGCAGGCCGCGGCTGATGCCGCGGTCGAGCGTGGCCACGTCCTGCCCCGTCCGCTCAAACGTACCGCGCACCCGCGCCATTTCCGAGTTGAACACCGCAGCCATATCGGCCGCAGTGCCGAGGCTGCTATCCATCGCGTCAATCTGCGCCTCAAGCGCGCTCAGCTGATCGCTCTCATCCATTGTCCATCTCTCCAGTTTGGTCCGGATAGGCCTGCATCAGCGCATCCAGCTGATCTCTCGCCAGAGGCGAGGCGCCACGCGCCTCGCCCAACATCAATTTCAGCTCTGCCGGCGTCAGCGCCCAGAACTCCGCCGGACGCAGGCCAAGGCCCTTGAGCCCCGCCTGCATCAGCAAAGGCCAGTCAAAGGCGCTCATGTGCCATCCGGCAGTACAAAGGCCCGCGCCAAAAGCTCCGCCGCCGCCCGCGCAGCCCCCAAAGGTCCGCCCTCAATCTCGGCCGCGATCAGATCACCCGCGCTGCCCGGCCAGCCCCCCCCGCGCAGCCCCGCCACGATCAGCGCAAGCACATCGAGAGTGGAAAAAGCGCCGCCCTCAAAGCGCTCCACCAGATCAACCAGAGATCCAGCCTTCAGTCCCGCCTCCAGCTCGGCCAATGCGCCGAGCGTCAGCTTCAGCACATGCCGCTCACCGTCGATCCTGAGCGCCACTTCACCTGTCCAGGGGTTCGCCATCCGATCAGATCGCGATGAAGGTCAGCAGACCCGCCGAGGCCAGCGACAGCTCATAGGTCGCCTCACCATCATGCGTGCCCGAATACTCGATCGACGTGACTTGGAAGCGGCCTTCAATCGTGCCGAAATCGGGGATGATCACCTGAAAATCGGGCATCTCGCCATCGAAGAAGATCTGCCGCGCCCGCTCATCCGAGTCTGCATCGCGGAAAATGCCCGATCCACTGATCGACGCCGATTTTACGCCCGCCCCGGCCAGAAGCTCGCGCCACCCGCCTTGGCTCTCAAGGCTGGTCACATCAACGCTCTCCGCGTTAAAGCTGATGCGCGTGGCGCGCAGGCCTGCGATGGACTGAAAATTGCCATCGCCCGTCAGATCGACCTTGATAAGAAGGTCTTTGCCGTTTTGAACTGCCATTGTCTTGTCTCCGGTGGTTAAGGTTTACGCCGTATCCTCGACACGGGCGCGAAAAGTCAGATCAATGCGCCGCAGCTGCCCGCTGCCCTCGCGCCGGGCGCGTGCCCTGTCAAAGTTGATCGAGGCAAGCCGCCCCCGGCTCAGGCTCAGATCCGCATCCACAAGCGCATCGCCAATTGCGGCTGCAACGGCCTTGGCGCCCTGAAATCCAGCCGTTTGGGTCACGACCGAGACCGTAAAGCGATGCCATGCACCCCCGCCCGTGCCGTCCGAGCGGTCCCGCACATCCTCGGGGCCAAGCGTCACATATGTGTCCGGCAAGGCGCCGGACGGCAAAGCGTCAAAGATCGCCGAGCCGACACGGAACGTCACGCCCGGATCATTTGCCAAGCGCTGATAGACTGCCGCCTGAAGCGCCGCAGATGCTGCATAACTCATACCGCCACCTCCTCTTCCGCGTAGCAGGTCAAAAACCGTCCGCCCGCGTCCTTCTCGGCCACAGCCTCGATACGAAAAATCCGCGCGCCATCGCGAAACCGTTGCCCGGCCACCGGGCGCGAGGGGGCCCCGTGAGGCGCAGCGCGGACCGTGATGCGAAACGCCATGCGCGACATATGCGCCGTGCCGCCCGCCACTTCGCGCCCGGTCCGTGCTGCTACATCGGCCCAGAGCGTGCCCCGCACGGCCCAGCTTTCGGTAAAGCCGCCCGCCCCGTCGGCAATCCGTTCAGGCACCTCAAGAACAAGGGCGCGGTTCAACCTGATCTCCTTCATCACCGCGCGCCCCCCCCTAAAAGGCGCACCGTGCGGTAGCGTTCGATCAGGCTGGTGACGCCAAACGGCATACAGCCATTCCCAAGCGCGGTATCGCTCCGATACTCATAGTAATGCGCGGCCAGCAGCAGCACCGCCTGCCCCAGATCCGCAGGCAGATCGCCCCACATCGGGCCATACCCGGCCAGAAACCGCACGATCACAGATCCCCCGGTGGGCACCCCCGGCAGCATCGCAGCCATAGGCATCAAGCGCGGCCGGTGCGTATCAACATCCAGCCGGTAGGTGCCCGGCGCGGCCACCTCATCCGCCGCGCCCGCCATGCGGCGCGTCACCGACACAATCGCATTGACCGGCGCCACAGGCAGAGCTTGACCGTAGGAAGTGCGCCACGCATTCAGCTCCCATGAGAACTCCCGCTCGATCAAAACCTTGCCGGTCCGCGCCTCAATCGACGCAATCGCGGCCCGAAGGAAGCTCTCCAGGATCTGGTCCTGCACATCATCGTCCGAAAAACCCGTTCCCAGCCGCAGATGCGCCTTGAATTCGCTTACAGGTAAAGAGGCCTGCGGAATGGTGGTTTCTTCAATTAACATCATGGATCTACTCCGAAAAACCCCGGACCCCTCCGGGTGTTAAGGCGCGCGTTGCCAGCGTTGCTCGGACAGAGGGGAGCAGCTGGACAACGCGTATTATCAAATGGCAACGCGCGCCCCGGACGGGGGCTGATGCGCCCCCGCCCCATTCACGCCTCCTACGAGGTCGCGAATTTCAGCAGCTTGATCGCGGCAAAGTCGCTCACATCGCCGCCCACGCGCTTGGTCGCATAGAAAAGCACATGCGGCTTGGCGCTGAACGGATCGCGCAGAACCCGCAGATCGGGGCGCTCGGCAACAGTGTAGCCCGCTCTGAAATCGCCAAACGCGATTGCGTTGGCGTCCGCCGCGATGTCCGGCATGTCCTCCGCGATCATCACAGCATAGCCCAGAAGACGCGCAGGCTCGCCCGCCGCCAAACCATCGGACCAAAGGAAACGGCCATCGGCGTCCTTCATCTTGCGTACCGCGCCAGCAGTCTTGGAGTTCATCACGAAGGTCGCATTGGCGCGATATTGCGCGCCCAGCGCATAGACCAGATCAACGATCTCATCAGCGCTGGTGAATCCCCCATTGGTGCCTGTGGGGATGTAGCCAAGATTGCCCCACGCCCACACATCGTTGTCCACCGTGCCATGGGTCAGGAAGCCGCGCGGCTTGTCCACGCCATCACCGCCCACAAAGGCAGCGGCCTCGGCGCGGGCAAACTTGTCAGCGATCCGGCCCGCAAGCCAGCCCTCGATATCAAACGCGCTGTCATCCAGCAGGCGCTGGCTGGCTTTCGGCAACGCGCTCAGCTCGTGCAGCGGGATGGTGATGCGGTCAATCGTGGGCGTGTCGCTCTCGGCAACGCCCGCCGCCTCGGTGGCCCAGCCATGGCCGACATCCGTGTGGTCGACCAGCACATCAAAGCTGGTGGATTCCACGGCCACGACATTGGCGATTCCCCGGATCGACGCGGTGGAGCTGAGCGTCGACTTGATAGTCGCCGCCGTCTGCGGATCTACCAGATAGCCACCATCGGCCGCCACGGCAGTGCTCATCGACTTGCCTTCCATCTCAAGGCCGCGCAGGCCATCATCATCCCCCGAGCGCAGATAGGCATTGAACGCCTTCTGATGCGGGGCGCCTGCCTCGGCGCTGGTGGCCAGAGCCGGACGCGCCGGCACAAAGGATTTGCGTTCAAACATGGTCATTTTCTCTTCTTGTTGTTGCAGACGTTGATGGATGTCGGACTGAAAGCCCTTCAGATCGTTCATGAAACCCGCCACGGCAGACTTCACCTCGGCCACAGGAGACTGATCTGAAGACAGATCTTCCCCGGCCCGAGAGTTTCCCTCGGTTTTGCTCATCTCTAGATCCTGTTCGGTTGAGGTTGTGCCAGGCGCTACATGCGCGCCAACTCCCGGCGCGCGCCCTCGAAGGCCGCCGCCAACTCGCGCAGGTCGGCGCTTATAAGGCTCTCGCCCTTCGCCCCCACCCGCGCACTGGGAAGCATGGGGAAGGTCACGAGCGACACCTCCCACAGCTCCAGTTCCTGCAAGAGCCGCTGGCCCTTGTCATTCTTCGCCGCTTTAACGGTGCGATACCCGATGCTCAGCCCGTCAATCGCGCCTGCCGCAATCAGTGCAGCCGCCTCGCGGCCCCGACCCACAGACTCCAGAAGGCGCCCCTTCACGTAAAGCCCGCGGGCATCCTCGCGCACCTCGTCCCAGATCCCGATGGGCTGCGCCGGATCGTGCTGCCACAGCATCTTGACCTGCCGCCCGTCCGCCGCAAGGGCTTTGAGTGAGGCCGCATAGGCCCCCTTCTGCACCACGTCACCGCCCTGATCAGCATCGCCAAAATAGCTGGCATAGCCTTCGATGCACGCTCCGTCCGTCACCTTCAGATCGGTGCCAAGCCGGGCGAATTTCTTTTCCAAACCGCTCTCTATCGTCATCTCAAACCCTTTCCTTCGCCCTTTCAGGGCAACACCGCCAGACCCGGTGCCCTTTTAGGGCAACGCTGCCAAAAGCGGCTGAAACGCCTGCACCAGGATTGCCCCGACCACACCGTAAACCGCCAGCCACAGGCGCTTTTCCAAAAGCCGCATGGCCTCCTCAATTTTCTCAAGCCGCTCGGCCTGCGCATCAAACTTCAGGCTCGCAACCCGCTCATTGGCCTCCAGTCGCAGCGCGGGCGCACAATCGAACGCCTCATACCCATAGCGCTCGGGAATACCCTTATCCGCCATCCGCGCCCTCCTCAGGCGCCAGCGCTGGCAGGCCCAGAAGCGCGCGTTTCTCCGCATCGCTCAGGAAATCTGCTCCCGCCACGCGCGCCCATTGCGCATCCCGCTCCGGCGCCAAGGCAGGCACCTGATCGAGGTCCGGCTTCAATTCGACCAACGCGCCTTCAAACCCGCTCAGCCATTCCGAAACACTCGCGGCCACCCGGCTCGCCAGCGGTAAAACCGTCAGGCGGAAAAAGGCGCGGTTGGCCTCCTGGTAATTGGAATATGTTGCATCCCCAGGCACCCCCAGAAGCATCGGCGGCACCCCGAAGGCCAAGGCAATCTCGCGCGCCGCACTCTCCTTGGTCTGCTGAAACTCCATGTCCGAGGGCGAGAACCCCATCGGCTTCCAATCGAGCCCCCCCTCCAGAAGCATCGGCCGCCCCGCATTGCGTGCGCCCTGATGATGGCTCTCCATCTCGTCCACAAGGCGGCTGTATTGATCGGCGCTCAGCGTGCCCTGACCTTCCGCGCCCTTGTAGACGATCGCACCCGAGGGACGCGCCGCGTTATCCAGCAACGCCTTGGACCAGCGCGACGCGCTGTTATGCACGTCCAGCGCCTGCGCCGCCGCCTGCATCGGCGAGAGGCCATAATGATCATCGGTCGGATGAAAGCTTTTGATGTGGCAGATCGCCGGATGGCCCTGCGCCACATTGAACCGGTGCTTGCGCCCGCTCACCGCGTATTCATAGGCCACGGGCCAGCCATCCGCACCGGGCACGACACTCATCCGGTCCGAGCGCAGCACATGCAGCTCCAAAGGCGTGCCCAGCTCCGTTCCCACCGCCTCCAGATAGGCATTGCCCGTCAGCAAAAGGTGGCCATAAAGCGCCTCGAACAATTCGGCCCGCCCCTGCGCTGGGTTGGGGCGGCGAATAAGGCTCAGCAGCGGGTGCTCGGCATAGCGTTGCTCCGCGTCCTGCAAAACCAAAGGCAGCGAGGCCGCCGCCTCCGCAATCATCTTCACACAGCGAAAGCCAACCGGGTTCCCGGCAAAGCCGTTGCGCGTCAGCGTGCCTGCGTCCCGCGCGCTCCAGGCGACGCGGTTCGCGCCCTGCCATGCCACCACACGGCCCGTGGCGCTGGCCTTGGCCTCGGGGGGCTGGGTCGTCTCGGCGCCTTGCCGAAAGAAGTCCATGATCATCGGGTGTCACTCCTTGCTGTGCCGCTGTTTCAGACTGGTGCGCCCCCCCTGATTTGGGGCAGTCGCCTGTCCGTCGCTTGATGGGCATCAGACAGTGAAAGGTTTAAGAAAATTTAATCAAACCGCGCGCACCCTCGGCAGGCGCCATTTTGCAGCAGGTTCGATCATCAGATCGTGCAAGGCCCAGACAAGCGCATCGACGCGGTCCGGACTGCCTTTGCCCTCGAACCCCTGCACCGTCATCGCGCACATCTGATCCTCCAGAGCGCCCAATCCGCGCAGATGATGCACCCGCCCCTGCTCATAGAGCGCCGCCACAGGCTCAGCCCGTGCCACCTTGCCCTTGGACGCATGCACCGTCTTGATGGGCACCAGCGGATCGACCTGCCGGATGACCGACGCGACCAACTCGCCGCCCTGGTTCACCTCGGCCACAAGCCGGTCCGCGCCCCAGTTCTCCATTGCGCGCACCGCCGCCGCTGCCCACGTCAAAGGGCTGGCAGCGCTGACCGATTCGTCCGCAAGGACATAGGCCTTCCACTCCTGCACCGGCCCCTGGGTGCAGGCACCCACAACGATGATCCCGCATTCATCCGCCCTCGGCCCTCCCGTCACAGGCGGGTCCACAGCAACCACGATCCGGTCCAGTTGCGGCGCCACATCCACGCGCCGCGCCTCAAGGCCGCTTGCGGTCCACAGCGCGCCCTCGGCATCCTCCATCAGAACCCCATCCAGTTCCTGACGGCCCAGCCGCGTGCCCGCATAGCGCGCCCGCACCTCCTCAAGGAAGCTTTCGGCAAGGAACGCCCGGTTGGCCTCCGTCGGGGCGCTGGTGACGACCGTCGTATCGGCCTTCAGGATCTCCTTGAGCACGCCCACATTGCGCGGCGTTGTCGTGATGCACACCTGCGGGTCCTCGCCAAGGCGCAGCGCGAATTGCAGCATGTCCCAAGTCTCGCGCGCCTTTTTCCACTTGGCCAACTCATCAACCCACGCCCCGTCAAACTGCGGCCCGCGCAGCCCCTCGGGATCATGGGCCGAGAAAACCTGCGCAATCGCGCCATTGGGCCAGACAAGCCGCTTCTTGCTCGCCTCCCAATCGGGTCGCCGGTCCGGCGGGGAGCAGGCCAATATCCCGCTCTCGCCAAACACCATCACATCGCGCACCTGCGCCACGGTCTCCCCCACCAGGGCCAGCCGATGGCACCGCCCGGCGTCCAGAGGCTTGGAGCCCTCGACCTGCGCACGCACCCATTCCGCGCCTGCGCGCGTCTTGCCCGCGCCGCGCCCGCCCATGATGATCCAGCTGCGCCAATCCCCCTCAGGCGGAAGCTGATGATCCATCGCCCAGAAGTCGAAGATGTAGGGGAGTGTCAAAAGCTCGCCTTCACTCAGGCTTTCGAGGAAACTGTCCCGGACACCGGGCTCTTCTGAGGCGATCCAGGCGGCACCCGATCGAATCCCGCGCTGCATCCATGTCGAGGGCATATCCAT